CGCACGCACGAGAGTGGCGTGTTTTCGCTCCTGGGTCAACCAGTTCCGACCCCTTCTCTTTTCCTTTAGCAGCTCGGCTTTCAGCTGGACTGTGTGGGGGGACGGGGTTTTAACTCGGGTGACTACAGTGATGCGACGAACAAGATGTATTCGTGGGCAATGGAGGCTTGTGTTGATGGGCTGGAGACCTGTGGGTTCTTTGGCATTCGACCACTTACGGAGGAGGAAGATCGGCTCTACTATGCGGAGGATGAAATTGTCCGCATTTTGTTTCGTAGGGCGCTGGTGCATCATATCTTCGAGGAGCAGTTCGGTCAACCGAGACGGCGTCAGAAGCGTGGCTCGCTGATGGGTTCTATTGTCAGCTTTGTCATGCTCTGTGTCGTTGTGGCTGCCGTGGGCCGTAAGGCCTACGAGATTGCCATCGGTCGACGAGTGGGTTTGAAGAATACACCACTCATTGTCAACGGTGATGACAATGTGAATAAGCTCAACTCTAGAGGATATGTTGCCTGGCGTCTCCTTTCGGAACAGGTAGGCTTGGAGATCTCTGTGGGGAAGTCTTATTTCTCCCAACAGTTCGTGGAGGTCAACTCGCGTGTGTTTCACTACGATCCTGAACACCCGACTGCCTTTCAGGACGTCCGGAGTGACGGCCAGTCTGTGCAGCGGATGAACCCCTTTCGGGCGGTTCCCTTTGTCAATTTGGGTCTTCTGATGGGTCTGAAGCGATCGGAAGGTAAGGTGGGGCTCGGGGACGTCTTTCCGAGTGCTCCATTTGAAGCATCGATTGGACAGCGGTGTCGCGACCTTGTCGCCAGCGCTCCGACCGGTATGCGTGCAACCTTGGTACGGGCGTTCATTGCCCAGCATAGAGAAGTGCTGGACCGTGTTCGTGTACCCTGGTTCGTTCCTGAGTGGCTTGGAGGCGTGGGCCTCCCATGGGTGTTCGTTGGATCCGGGACTGAGGAGGACCTTGTGCATGGTCCTACACGTCTGGATCGTCGGATTGCCCTGCGGATTCTCCTGAATTGGAAGAAGGAGCGTCCGATAGCCATGATAGATCGAACCTGGGAAACTTTTCGTTTCGTTCAGAAGACTATGGAACGTCGCTTGAAGCTTCCTGTTGCACGCGTTAGTGATTACCGACCGGAGGACTTGGCTGCTTGGGAGCGGCTTAATGGGGTCTTGAGTGTTGCTCATTTCCTCTACCGACCGTACTGGAAATTGTACGGCCAGGATGAGGCAGAGCAAGACACTGTTCCGCCATCGATTCGTGTGCTTCGCC